AGTAACTAAACAATGGGCGGAATGAACCATTTGAGGTCAGGTTTATCCGAATTGAATCTGATTTTTCTTAAAAGCTTTACTATGATCTGTATCATCTGATTGAGATAATGGAGTTTATGAACATAATTTTTCTCTATTAGAATCTAATACACATCCAACTTTAACTGTTTGATGTTTTACTCCTATTTCTTCTTCATCCTATCCTTTAGCAATGATAGAATCTATGGATTTTACGGCTGAGGTTTGATGAAAATTTACAGTATCTATCAATTTAAAATCTAAAAAATGAGAAAATTCAACTCATATTGTTAGTTATACTGATGAATCATGATTCGTAGCAAGTATGCTAAAAGTATTCTTAGCAGATAATGTAGAATGATTAGATAATGCTGATAATATTTGTCTTCAATCTATCACTATTTCTATCAAAAAAGAAATTAAAGATATTGAATGTTTATCAAGTATAGATCCGATAGATTATATAAATTCATCATTCTCTATTGAATGATCTATGGAGATGTTATTTGAGAATAATACTTACAAAGACTATTTCTTAAATGGTACTCCAAAAGCTTTAAGATTATTGGCTGAGGATACAAAGCATCCATATGAATGAGCTGATAATTATCCAACATTCATGTTAGATTTATCAAAGATAAAAATAACTGATTGGACTCCTGCCTTTACTATTGATGATGTTACTAAGCAATCAATAACCTTTAAAGGTCATTATGATGTAAGAACTCATAAAGCTATAGAGATTTATTTAAAGAATACTCAAGAGAGTTACTAATTTTATCATTAACTTTATACCAATGCTATTAACAGAGAATCAAATAAATGAATTAAAAAATCTGATTTCTTCATTTGATTTAAAAGAAGTTAATAAATGAAGAAGATTCAGAGTTGTTGCTTCTACAGAAGATTCTGATAGAGCATGAGAAATAATAAAAGCTAATTGATGGGATTATAAGAACTTTATGAAAAATCCTGTTATCATTGCTAATCATATTTACAAGATAGAAAATATCGTAGGTAAAGCCACTTCTATCTATGTAATAGATAATCAGTTAATCATAGAATGAGTATTTTCAGAATCTAACCCTTTATGAAAATTATTAGCTGATCTCTATGATGAAGGAATGGTAAAAACTGTTAGTGTTTGATTTATTCCTAAATCAAGAGATGAATCAAACAAGAGAATTATTACAAGTGCTGAGCTTTTGGAGTTATCTTTTGTTGCTGTTCCATGTAATCCTAATGCTCTATCATTGGATCAGAAACAGCTATTAGAAGAAAATTGAATGTTAGAAAAAAAGGATGCCCCACAGAGTGTCAGTGAAGACACCGTATGTGAAAGGCACCCAGAAGATAATATATCAAATAAGGAAATACTTTCAATGCTAACTGATATTAAAGCTCTCTTAGAAAATTTAGTAGATGGCAATACTAAAAAACTATCTGATGCTAATATCTTAGCAAAAGAAACTTTACAAAATGTGGCAAGGACTGTTAATCAGTGATTAGCTGCATTCAAGAAAAGCCTATAGGTTGCAAGCGGGGCTTTTCTATGCTTTTTATTTATTGTTTATTATAGTAATGACACCAGAACAATTAAACCAAATTGCAGATTTAATTGCTAAATCTCTTGAAGATTGAGTACCTGAGGCAGTTGATGCTGCAGTTGAAGCAAGGCTTAAAGAGCTTAATTTATCAGAGAATGCTGATATTAAAGAGATTAAATCTCAATTAAAAGAATTAGTTGAAAAAGCTAAATTCTGATCTTCTAAAGATGAAGATTTAACAGAAACTAAAGAGCTTTTTGTTAATGCTCTTAAAGGTTTAAAAAATTGAGACCTTTCATGAATCAAAGCCATGAATACAGGTACTGCTCAGGATTGAGGTTACCTTGTTCATCCTGAATTTGAAAAGTGAGTTTTTAGAATCATGTGAGAATATGGAATCTGGAAAGATTGTAATGTTCAAAGAATGAAATCTGATACTAAATATTTCACTAAAAGAGTAGATGGAGTTCAAGTATTCTATACAGATCAAGCTCAAGCTTATCAGGATACTGCTATGACTTATGATAGAGTTCAAATGATTGCTAAAAAAGTTGGTGCAATCCTTTCTTCTACTTATGAATTAATAGAAGATGAAGCTGATTCTGATGAAATATGGGCAGCTGCTCAGTTAGAATTTGCAGAAGCTTTTGCTAAGTTCCTTGATACTGAAGTATTATTAGGAACTGGTGATTCTGCTAATAATTCTGAGATAAAAGGAATCACTAACTTAGATAATGTTAATGTTATCACATTAACAGGAGGCATTAATACTCTTAATCATGATGCTTTAATCGATGCTACAAGGAAAATTGATTTAAAGTATAAGAGAAATCATAAACCAAAATGGTATATGTCTCAAGATGCCATAGCTGTAATTGAGAAGCTCAAAGATTTAGATTGAAGACCTTTATACAGAACATTAGATAATGGAGAAAAGGGATATCTTTTAGGTTACCCTGTAGAATTAACTGATGTTATGCCTTCATGATCTATTGGTTCTGATACTCCATTTATAGTGTTTGGATCATTAAAATTCTTCAATATCTGAATCAAAAGATGATTTACTTTTGAGATGTGATATAAATCATGAGATTGGGAAAAAGATATCAAATCTCTTAAAGCATCAGCCAGAGTTTGCTGATTATCATTAGTTGATGAAGCATTTTCAGTAATTAAAACGGCTTCTAGTAATGCCACTACAACTGAATCTGAAACTCCTACAGAAACTCCTACAGATCCAGAAACTCCAACTGAAACTGATGGAGAATAATATGAGGGACTTTTGTCCCTCTTTTAGCTTATAATTATCAATTAAATGAAATATCAAGTTCTCAAATGAAAAATTGAAGGTCATAAAGCATGAGAAATTGTTCATTTAGATGAAAGATTAGGAAATGCCTATGGTCCAAAATATCTAAAACCTTTGGAAAAACCTTCAATTATAAATCAGATTAAAGATTTTACTAATATCAAAAATAAAGCTTTAAAACCTAACAAGAAAGGAAGAAAATAATATTATGATATTAAATATTTCGGTCATAACAAAACATAGTATCATAGAGACAAGCACTATTAATAACAAAGGTGACCACGATAATAAATGCAACTACTATTAATGAATAAATTAATGATTTCTTTATGGATTTTTTTACTGGATGTACCAATTTTTTTGAATGATATACCAAATAACATATTAGAAATGATATAATGAAAACTATAATAAAAAGAACTAAATAAATCCGAATTGTAACAGCAATATTTTGGGTAATTACTCAATACTTAAAATAAAGATAATCAAAAAATGGCTCTAAAGGTTCCGTAATACATACCGCAAAATCTAGGGCAAGATCTCCAAAGAATTCTATCATGATTTATAAGCTATATTATAAAATCTGTTATTAATATATGACAGTATCTAATTTATTCAAGTTTAAAATAACAAAATGACCAAAGAAGAATTAATAGCTACTTTAAAATCATTACTTTGAGAAAATGATGAAACTAAAATCATTGTGTTTATTAATTCTGCTATTGCTTATATTAATTGATATACCTTTCAGAATTACTCTTTGAATGATTTGAATCTGATTCCTTATGATATTTTTATGGTAATTATTGAATTAGTTAAAGATAAATATCATGAAAGAATTTGAGTAGAATCAGAAAGATTATCAGATTATTCAATTACTTATACTACTAAAGATTTAAGTAATGATGCTAAGATTCTTTTAGATAGATATAGGATTATTTATGTTAACTAACTGCACGGCTGAATTAAAAAGATTGGTTTATGTTAATAATGTAGCAAGAGAAAAAGAAACTATTGCTACATATGATTGATATATTACGGCTGTTAGTGAAGAATCTAAATACATGGAGGAATGAAAATTCTGAAAGATTTATAAACTATCAATACAGAAATTAACTGAAATTAAAGAAGCCGATGAAATAATTATCAATTCTGTTTCTTATTCAGTTAAATGAGTTGCTTATAGGCATTGCTGATGATTATCTTTAACTACTATTATCTTAGAAGAATGACTTTAAGCATTGAAATTAGATGAACTGATGAAGTAACCAAAAAATTTAAAAATCTGAGTGAAAAAGACCTTAAAGCTGCTACTGATAAATGGTTAAAAGAATCAGCTATTCTGATAGAATGAGAAGCTAAAAAAGAAGCTCCTGTAGATAATGGTAATTTAAGAAAAAGCATCAAATCAGCTGTTTATCCTGATTATGCTGTAGTTTATACCAATATATTTTATGCTCCATTTGTTCATGAATGAACAAAACCACACTTAATCAGACCTGTTAGAAAAAAGGCTTTATTCTGGATAGATAAAGAATGAATGGGACATTTCGCAACTCTTGTCCATCATCCTTGATATAAATGAAATCCTTTCTTTACAAGAGCTACTGAAAACAAATCAGAGAGAATTGTTAATAGATTTTATGAGATAATCAACGAATATATCAATGATTAATCGGCTTAGAGAACAGATTTTATCTGAATTAGAAAATATTGAGTGAATAGCAGAAATTCATGATTGAATTCCTAAGAAATTTTGATGATTCCCTTCAATATTTTTTACTTTTGATAGAATAGAATCTAATGTATCTGATTCAAATCATCATGAAAGGGTTTATTATTTCACGATTAACTTATTTCAAGAAACTACTACTCTTTGAAATATACAATCAGAGAAAAATTTATGTGAATTATTGGATAATATAATTGATGGTTTTGATAGATCAGATTTATGATGATTAACTACACATATTGAAGCAGTTTGAGGGAATATTCAAGCTGTAGAAACAGATAATTGACCTGCTTTACATTGAATAGTGCTTTTATGAATTCATATTCCATTTACTTTATCTATGTAATAACATGTTTAATCGGATAAAAAATATATTCAAAAAATCTGCATGAAATTCTAATAATTGGATATCGTTTTTAGGATGATTCCTATGAAATACATCTATCAAAGATAATGAATATGTTAAATTTTTTATAGGTTGGCAATATGCAGCAATAACTGCTATTGCTGATTCTGTATCATGATTAAATTATAGGTTATGAGATGGTAAAGATAAAGAGATTCATCATGAATATTTAGATTTTGTTAATCCTGATTTACTCCAAAATATAGCAATTTTCATGAAAATGACATGAACTGCATAT